AACAACAGGCTAAGTTTATTATAGTTGAATTTACATCAGTGACTAGAGATATAGTTCAGTTCACTGGTCAAAAGCAAGACAACTTACTAGATAGATTTTATAGTCTGACAGAACATAACAACAGCAACAAAGACCTAACTAGTTATACAATACGAGCAACTAATACAGCATTAGCACTTACTCAAGAACAAATGAATCAACTAGACGAATACAATAAAAGCTTCTTTGATATTGATGTTGCTATACATCGAGACAAACTAATTATTGAAGCAACTCTACAGAGATTAGTTAACTCAAAAATACCATTTTTATTTGATCAGGGAGGATTTGAGCATCCTAGTTATGGCGGAGTGGGCATGTACTTCAATGATTATAATCAATATCGTAGTGAACTATGTCTTTGGGACTACGCAGATACACGTACACACAGACCCTACTATCACATAACCAACCAAGATATTCACAACAATTTGGCCAAATATTATCAAAAGGCCATTGACAACAGTTAAATACTCATATAATATTATATATTATTACACAAGAGAAGGAGAAGTAAATGTCAGATGCATACAACAACATAGTGTTTGGTCCTGAGCAAAAGACCAAGCTAACACAATTAGTAAACGAAGGCATGCAGGTCATGCGTGAAGTTGAAACACTTAACGAAGGTCTACGTGATACTGTCAAAGCTGTGGCAGAAGAGCTACAGATTAAACCTAGTATCTTAAATAAAGCAATTAAGATTGCACACAAAGCAGACTTTACCAGAGAACAGCAAGATCATCAAATGTTAGAAGATATATTATCTACAGTTGGCCATACTTTGTAAGAATGCAGAAAGTTAAAGACTTTTGGATAAAAAGTTATAGGTCAGATCCAGTAGCATTTGGGTTTGAGCTAACTAGTTTTATATTTACAGTCGTAGCTAGTTTAATTTTAGCTGACACAGCAAATAAACCAAATATGCTTGTTGTATATCCTGGATTTTTTATAGGCAGTATAACAGGAGCATACGCATACTATCGGAGAGGACTAGCTTGGCCGTTAGTGCTAACAAGTTATTTTGCTGTGGTAAATATATTTGGATACGGAGTTGCCAGCTATTGGTGGTAACGGTTTCGCAGGCCTAACCTGCATGTAGTGGTTGATCAGCCTAAATTGGTCGGGTAAAAATGATATTAAAAGATATGTGGCAAAGATACTGGAGTCAACATCGTGACCATGAATATGGTATGTGTTTTCCAGATCATAAAAATAAAAAGTTCTATATAAACATTCCTAAGAACGCTACCAATTGGGGCAAGCTATGGGCAATTAACAATAATCTTGGGACTTCAAACTATCATAACAAACAACTACTACAAAAGGGTTATCAGCCTATTGTGTTTCTACGTGATCCTCTTGATCGTTGGTATACTGGTTTGGCAGAGTGGTTAGATCGCTATGGTGTTATTCATCATGACTATCAGTTTACATCAGAAATATTAAGTTTACTTGTTGAACGTGTAGCATTTGATGAACACACAGAAGAACAAGTAATGTTTCTAGAAAACATTGATACAGATAATACAGTGTTTTTTCGAGTAGACAACAACTTAGTGTTAAACTTTAGGCATTATGTTGAGCATGAACTAGCACAAGATCCAAATACAATAGTTTCTGAGAAGGTGTATCAATCCTCACCTGAGAAGAAATTAATAATACAACGACTCAAAGAGGCATTGAATAGTTCAATATACACTAGTAAGTTATCAAGAAAACGAGAAACATGTGAACAAAGATTAATGGTATATTATGATCTTGACTATCAATTGTATAATAGTGTACAATACTATAGTAAAGGAGAAAAATGAGTTATATAGACGCCTGGTTTGATAGACCAGCAGACAAGATACATGTTGTAGAACGTAAGGATGGCAAACGCCAATTCCAAACATATCCTGCTGAATATGTGTTTTACTATGCTGATGCTAAAGGTAAACAAAGATCAATATATAATGATCCTGTTACCAGATTTAAAACACACAATTCAAAAGAGTTTCACAAAGAACTACGTATCAACAGCGATAAAAAACTTTTTGAAAGTGATATCAATCCTGTGTTCCGTTGCCTAGCTAACAATTATCAAAATGTTGACTCGCCAACTCTCAATGTAGCATTTTTTGATATTGAGGTAGACTTTGACCCTGAGAGAGGATATTCAAGTCCAGCTGATCCGTTTAATATGATCACTGCAATAACTGTTTATTGTAGTTGGATAGAGAAAAATATTACATTGTGTATAGCTCCGAAGGGTATGAGCAAAGAAGAAGCAGAAGCAACTTGTGCTAAATTTGATGATACATTTTTATTTGATCGTGAAGGGGATATGTTAGAAACATTTCTTGGCGTGATTGAAGATGCTGATATATTATCAGGTTGGAATTCAGAGGGGTATGATATACCCTACACCGTCAATCGTGTTACTAGAGTGCTTAGTAAAGATGACACACGCCGATTCTGCTTATTTAAACAGCTACCTAAGAAGCGTACATTTGAACGCTTTGGTGCAGAGAATGTTACATTTGATCTTATTGGTCGTGTGCATATGGATTACATGCAACTCTACAGAAAGTACACATATGAAGAAAGACATTCATATAGTTTAGACGCTATCGGCGAACATGAGCTACAAGAACGTAAAACACCGTATGAAGGTACACTGGATCAATTGTACAACAATGACTTTTACACATTCATTGAATATAATAGACAAGACACACTGCTACTTAAAAAACTAGATGATAAACTAAAGTTCTTAGATTTAGCAAATGAACTAGCACATGCAAATACAGTGCTACTACAAACAACAATGGGTGCTGTAGCTGTTACAGAACAAGCTATTATCAACGAAGCACATGAACGTGGTATGGTTGTTCCTAACAGACGTGAACGTTTAACAGATGAAGACACACAGGCCGCAGGTGCTTATGTAGCATTTCCAGACAAAGGCATACACGAATGGGTAGGCTCAGTTGACATTAACTCACTTTATCCAAGTGCTATTCGTGCGTTGAATATGGGTAATGAAACGATCATCGGACAGCTACGTCCTATAATGACTGACCGATATATCAAAGACAAACAAAGTAAAGGTAAATCATTTGCATCAGCTTGGGAAGGACTGTTTGGATCATTAGAATATGAAGCAGTAATAGCAAAAGAAATAGGCACTGAGATAACTATTGATTGGCACACTGGTGAAGAAAGTGTACACTCGGGTGCTGAGATATGGAAGATGATATTTGACAGCAATAAGCCTTGGATGCTAACTGCCAATGGCACAATTTTTACAAATGACATAGAAGCAGTGGTGCCAGGTTTACTTAAACGCTGGTATGCTGAACGTCAAGAACTTCAAGCTACAATGCGTAAATGCGAAGACCCAAAAGAAAGAGCATTCTGGGATAAGCGACAGCTAGTTAAGAAGATTAACTTGAACTCACTATATGGTGCTATTCTTAATCCTGGTTGTAGGTTCTTTGACAAACGTATAGGACAATCAACTACACTAACAGGTCGTGCTATTGCTAAACATATGGATGCACACATCAATGAATGCTTGACAGGCGAGTATGATCATAGAGGTAAAGCAATTATATACGGAGACACTGACTCCGCATACTTTAGTGCGTGGCCAATGATTAAAGATGATGTTGAATCAGGCAAAATGGAATGGAACAAAGACATTTGTATACAACTATATGATAGTTTATCTGATAGCTGTAACGTCAGCTTTCCAAAGTTTATGGCTGATGCATTTCATGTACCGCAAAAACAAGGTAAGATAATTAAAGGTGGTCGTGAGATTGCAGGTGTGCGTGGTTTGTTTATTACTAAAAAACGTTATGCTGTTATGATATATGATAACGAAGGCAAACGTGTAGATGTAGAGGGTAAGCCAGGTAAGATTAAAGTTATGGGGTTAGATCTAAAACGTTCAGATACTCCGCCAGTTATCCAGGACTTCTTAGGTGATGTTCTTCATGATGTGCTAACTGGTTCTGATAAAGTAGCAGTAACTGAAAAGATACTACAGTTCAAACATGAGTTTAGAGATCGACCAGGATGGGAAAAGGGTACTCCTAAGCGTGTTAACAACTTGACAAAATATACTAAAGAAGAAAAACGTTTAGGCAAAGCTAACATGCCGGGTCACGTTAGAGCGGGTATGAATTGGAATACTATGCGTAGAATGAATTCAGACAAGTATTCATTGGAAATTATTGATGGTATGAAAGTTATTGTGTGTAAACTAAAACCAAACCCATTAGGCTGGACTAGTATCGCACACCCAACAGATGAGACGCACTTACCTCAATGGTTTAAAGAGTTACCGTTTGATAATGAACTAATGGAAGCCACTATTGTTGACAATAAAGTTGACAACTTACTTGGTGTACTGGATTGGAACTTAGCGGCCGCAACACAAACGGCCAATACATTTAACAATTTATTTGAGTTTTAGATGAAACTTAGTGAACTAGTAGCATACAGAGACAAACTTAGATATCACGATATCAATACGTTTAGTTCAATGAACGAACAGATATTTGACCTCTTACAAGCTGAAATTGAAGATCCAGAGTATCTTGTTTTATTTACTGAACATCGAAATAGTATTATCCGTTCAATTGATAAGTTTAAGAGTGATCACTTAGATTACGATCATACACTTACTCAACGAATACACCAAGAGGAAAAACAATACCTTGCTGATAGTGAAGAACGATTTAACTTGTATTATGATACAGAAAGTTTACAAGTTAAACGTGAGAGAACATTAGATATACAACCTGATACTAGAGACTATTTAAGAAATAGAATAGAGAGATACACAGCGTGGAATCAAACAGGACTACAAATTTGTCCTAGTCACGGTGGCTTAACTGACGACTTAGTAAGTTTAGATCCGTTGTACTTGATTGACTTTAGTGATATTTTATTAAAGCCTGTAAAAGAACAGTTCAATAAACAATATCAAAATAGATTAAGAACCTACACGTTGCCAAAGTTTAACCAAGGCAAAAAACAGTTTAGCAAACTACCGCAAGGACAATTTGGTTTCATATTAGCATACAACTACTTTGATAACTTATCGTTAAACGGTATTCAAAAAGTAATGAAAGAATGCTTTGAACTATTGAAGCCAGGTGGTCATATGGTGTTTACGTTTAATGATTGCGACTTACCACATAATATTGATTTAGTAGAGCGTGGGTACAAGTACTATACTCCAGGAAGATTAGTCAAGCATTATGTAGAAAACACAGGATTTACTGTAATAAAACAGTTTAGAGAAACATATGGCATGGCCTGGTTTGAAATTGAAAAACCTGGACAACTTACTAGTATCAAAGGCGGGCAAGTGCTAGCTAGTATTAAGACAAAACAAAATAAACAATTGGTAAAATAATTTTAGATATGGTTGTATATGATCTAAATACCATGTATAATAAAAACATTAATATTAATAATGAGGGAAAACAATGAGAGATCATTTATTAGACTTAGTAGAACACACGTTTGATCTTGGCTTTATTGAATTAGTCAAGGTATCAGGCACAGACAGTGAAACTACTATTGATGGATTAGCAGAAGATCGTTCTGTGGTAGTAACAGCAAAATTCAAACAACCAGTAGCAGAGTTTGTAGGCACATTTGGTATGCCTAACTTATCAAAACTTAAAATTCTATTAGGTATTCCAGAGTATAAAGAAGGTGCAAGTATCACTGTACAACGTCAAGACCGCAATGGCGAAAATGTTCCTACAGGCCTACACTTTGAAAATGCCGCAGGTGACTTTAAGAATGATTACAGATTTATGACGTCAGAAATTATTGCTGAGAAACTTAAAACAGTTAAGTTTAAAGGTGCTAATTGGAATGTAGACTTTGAGCCAACGCTTGCTGGTGTGCAACGATTAAAGTATCAAGCACAAGCAAACGGTGAAGAAACAGTGTTTACTGCTCGTACAGAAAACGGTGACCTTAAACTAGAGTTTGGTGATCATTCAACACACGCAGGTAACTTTGTATTCCAACCAGACGTAGGTGGTTCAGGTCTTGCAAGAGCGTGGGCATGGCCAGTAAAACAGTTTATTAGTATTTTAGATCTAACAGGTGACAAAACTATTAAGATGTCAGATGACGGCG